CATTACATCGGCATTTCCTGCACTTAAAAGAAATAGCACAGAACTACAAGTTAGATTAGCTGATGATAGTGCATTTGCACCATTAATAAGTGGTAGGTTTGAAGCCAATCAAACGAGCATAAGTATTAATAGTATTGCAACTGCTATTACTACTGGTTCTTTCATAGGTGCAAATATATCGAGTACTCAAATAGGATTATTAGTTGGAACTGACCAATCAGGATTTTCATACATACAAGGTAGATATGGTTCAGGTGCAGAGCATATTAGAATACAAGAATTTGGTAGTGGTATATCAGTTGGTTCAGCAACGGGTGATGGTTATATCGGAATAGGCAGAACATCTCAATTAGCAAGTTCAAGATTAGGCATATCAGTAGCACCAACCGCATCAGCAAATTATGGACTTGTTTCATTAGGTTCAGGTGCATTTGATGGGGCTACATCAGGATTCTTTACGGGTGTAGCAGCAGGTACTGCAATTGCCGTAAACTTAGCAAGTGGTGGAACTTCTGATTTGTTAAATATGCAAGTAGCAGGGGTTGGTAGATTTAAAATAAGTAGTGCAGGGAAACCAACCTATGATAGTACAATAACGGCAATTGGCACAACGGGAAATCAAACCATAAACAAACCAAGTGGAACGGTCAACATAGCAGCAGCAGGTACAACTGTAACAGTAACAAATAGCTTAGTAAGTACTTCATCAATAGTAATTGCAGTAGTTAGAACTAACGACACAACGGCATATATTAAAAATGTAGTACCAAGTGCAGGAAGTTTTGTAATTACATTAGGTGCAGCAACAACCGCAGCAGTATCAATCGGATTTATAGTAAACAACTAAAAACATGAATTATAACATTAAACTATTAACACCATCAGAAATAGCATCTACACCAAGTGCCAAACCATTCGGTATCTTTGAACCGATTGAACTTGAAGTGTATTTTATTAATACATTTGAAAAGACTACACAAGAAGCGGTAGAAGCAACAGATGAAACAGAAGCAACAGAAGCCATAATAGAAAAGTTTGTCAGAGTTGACACCAAGATTACACAAGTACTAATAAACGAACAAGGTAGTTTTGTTTCAAGGACTGATAGATACACACACCACACCTTTCCATTTGCAGTATGGCAAGCAGCAGTAAAAGGAGTTGATTTAGACACGGGTCAACCTATATTAGATGAAACTATATTAAATCAAATTTGTAGTCAATTCGGAGTTAAACTTGTATGAAAAACTTAGCACTATTATTAATAGCTATTTTGTTATCAATATTGATATTTCCGATTGCATTAATTTATGCCATTGTTACAAGGGGATTAAATACATTAGGTCGTGATTCGTGGAATAATGCAATAGCTATTGACCAGTTAGGGAATGTATGGTGTAAGCATTTATTCAACGATTTGATGTGCCATTCTGACGGGCATCGTTTCGGTGACCCTAACGAAACTGTCAGCCATGTGTTAGGTAAGAACAAGGCACAAAACAAATTGTATCCAATAGGAAAGGCATTAGCGTGGTTGTTAAATAAGATAGATGAAAACCACGTTGAAAAAGCAAATATAAATAAACAGTAAAATTATGGAATTTAAATTAAACGAAGCGAAAGCTAACCAAATCATGGAATTGTTAAATGAACTACCAATCAAATCAACGAGCATCGTGCAGAAGATTGTTAGCGTTATTAATGAGTGTGTAGTAAAAGAAGAAGAACCCATTAAAAAGGAAACAAAATGAACCTAATTAGCAAGGATAACATCATTATGGTATTGATACCATTTCTAACGGCATTCTTCACCCCTATTGCACCAATGATAATTTTGGTGGTATTCTTGCTATTTGCTGACCTATTTACGGGCATTTGGAAATCAAGAAAGAAAGGCAGACCAATAACATCAGAGGGCATGAGTTACACTATTACTAAACTAATAATGTATTTCTTGGCAATAGCTATTGGTCGTGCCTTTGAAATGGTGTTTTTGGATGACTTGAACTTCTCAATACCATTGGCATCATTCACGGCAGGTTACATCAGTTTGGTTGAAGTGAAATCTAACTTTGAGAATATTGGCGAGATTACGGGTACAGACATTTGGTCATTATTAAAGGACAAATTAAACGGACTTAAATCAGGGGCAAAAATATGATAGGTCAACTAACTAAAAACTTTCATGCAGATGAGTTTAAGTGCAAGGATGGTACACCAGTACCAATGGAGTATAAAGTTTCATTGATTGAACTTGCTACCAATCTGCAAGTACTTCGTGATGTGTTAAAAAGAAAGATAACCATTACATCAGGGTACAGAAGTCCGAGCCATAACAAAAAGATTAAAGGTGCATCTAAGTCAAGTCATGTAAACGCAAAAGCAGCCGATATAAAGGTTGAAGGATTAACACCAAGCCAAGTCAAGATTCAAATTGAAGAACTTATTAAACGTGGCATGATGAAGAATGGTGGCATTGGGTTATATGCCAGTTGGTTGCATTATGACATAAGTACACCAAGAAGGTGGAACGGTTAACCTAAAAACAAACTATGAAAATCCTATTGTTAGACATAGAAGTAAGCCCTAACGTAGGGTATTTTTGGGGTGCAGGATACAAGTTAAACATTGGGTATGAATCAATCGAAGAAGAACGTAAGATTATTTGTATTTGCTACAAATGGTTGAACGAGGATGAATGTCATTCGGTAGTATGGAGTAAAGGCAAATCGGATAAAAAGTTAGTACAAGATATTGTAAAAGTCATAGCCGAAGCCGATTTCATAGTAGGTCACAACATCAAGAAATTTGACATCAAATGGATTCGCACAAGGTGTTTCTTCCACAAGATACCAATGCCAAGTGGATTCAAATGTATTGACACCTTAACCAAAGCACGGTCAAACTTTTACTTCAATTCAAACCGATTGGATTACGTTTCTAAATTCATGGGGAGTGAAGGCAAAGATGACAAGATAAACTATTCAGATTGGATCAAGATAACCAAATCAAATGACCGTGAATCATTATCTAAAATGGTTGAATATTGTAAGCAAGATGTATTTGAACTTGAAAAGGTTTACAACGAATTAAACCTACATATTCAGACTGACTATCACAAAGGGGTTGAGAATGGTCACAAGCGATATACTTGCCCGAATTGTAGCAGCCGTAATATAATAATGAAAGGCAATACGGTATCAGCAGCAGGAATTAAAACCAAACGATGCAGATGTAATTCGTGCGATTATCAATACAGAATAGCGTGGTCGGTGTATATGGACTTCCTTCGTGATAGAGCAGATGGTATTATATGACAAAGGTCGAAACTAATCGACCTTATATCACCCACATGATGAAGAGTGCGTCCTCGTGGATTTAACGAACCGAATACGGTATTGGACTGGTTACCAATATTACACTCAATACAAAATTAATTAAAAAAATGGAAACACGAACTAAAATAAAGAACCGAATAGCATGGGGTTTATTCTTAATTTTATGCTGCATTATCTCCTTCATCACGGGAATGAATTACAAGCCCATTACAGTTATTCAAACGCAATTTGATAGCATTACATACAAAGCAAAATTAGATAGCTTAAATCACATCATACAAGCCAATAAAGACACGATTAAGATATTGACAGACAAAAAGGCTATTGTCAAAATCAAATACAAAAAGATTTATCTAAATTTGGATAGCACGACCTTTGATGAGATTCTATGGGAACATGGTCTACTCGATGACACTTTGGTTGAAGTGAATGAAGACAAAATAGTTTTATTTCGATTAGTTCAAGGTGCAGAATCGAGGGCAATAAATAAGATACAAGACATGGAGATTAAGAAACTACATTCTATCATTTCTGATATGGAAAAAATCAGGCAGAATGATTCAGTTGCAATATCGTTTTTGATTATAGACAATAACACCTTGAATAAAGCATATCAGAACGCATCTAATGAACTATTTAATGTAAAGTTAGAACTTAACAAGGCAAAGCAGAAAAAGCGTTTAAACGGCTTTAAAATAGCTGCAATAGGATTAGGTGGGTTTGTTGGTGGGGTGTTCGTTGGGCTGATTAAATAAATCGGAATTACCGATTTTGTAAAGACATAACTTCACTATTCGACTTGATTTGTAAAGGTGTTGGTTTACTTAGATTCATTCTAAATTAGTCAAACCATAAAAACAGATTGATTAAATCTTTAATTTTGCCGATATGATATACGAAATCAGATGCCATAACGACCAACATTGCAGCACGGTTCAAAACACCTTGTTTGCAAACGGGTATAGATGGGCTATTCACGGTCAAGTAATTCGTGAAGTAGAAAGCCTATCCTTATTCATCAATAACGGAACTAAGGCTATTAGAACATCCCCTATCAGTTGGTTGGGATTTGAAAAGCAGCCTATTCCAATAAGTTTATCTGAACTGTTGCAACTATGACAGACCTAATCACAAAACGAGCAGCACGTGAAATATCAAACCGTATGGGCTGCATTGTAACAGAAATTGAACACGATGCAGAACGTAACGGCTTCAAGGTGGTTTGTCAATTTGATACGGATTCGGTTGATAGAAACTACCTAACCTTAATTCATGCGATTCATTTTAAAAATAGAACAGTTACGGGATTTGTAAGCTATGATGATTTAGACTGCCTAACGGGTCATCAACCAATAAAAACAGAAATAGGGCATGAATGTAGTAAATGTAAATTGAGATTATGAACTACCTATTATCAAAAGATGTATGGGATGAAACAAACCCTTTGCCGTTTCTAAGAATATCATATTTGTCAACCAAAGTAGATTGGGATTCACGTCAAGTTGATTGGGATTTATGGTGCGAATACTGCAATGAAAATAAGAAGCAGGACTTTATACCTAAATACAACGGTGAGATTGATTATGAACGTGCTATGGAAGGCGCAAACAAGAATGTAATTAATGACTTTATAAATTGGCTATGATACCTATTATAGCAGAATGAAATTAGGAAAGCGTAAATGTAAAGTCTGCTCTGTTGAGTTTCAAAAACTACAACCACTTCAATACGTTTGTTCTGTTCAATGCTCAATAAAAGATAGTAGGTCAAAACAAGAGAAGAAAGCCAAGTCTGAATGGTCTGAAAAGAAGAAGGTGCTATCTGAAAAACTAATGACCAAATCAGACTATGAAAAGCAATTACAAACCGAAATCAATCACATTGTTCGTATCATCGACAAAGGTCATCCATGTATAGCAACTAATTCATTAAAAGGCAAAATGAATGCAGGTCATTACTATTCTGTTGGATCGTTCCCTGCACTTAGATTCAACCTATTCAATATTTACATTCAATCAGAACATTCAAACAGTTGGAAGGCAGGTGACAACATTCGATATGCTGATGGCTTGATACAAACATTTGGTCAATCTCATTTTGACTACATTCAGACTTTAAGGCAAATATACCCTACTATCAATCTATCTATTCCTGAACTGAAGGAAGCTATCTTAAAGGCTAAATTCATCGTTAAAACATTGATTAAATTAGAGCCAAAGTATACCATTCAGCAGCGTTTAATTCTTCGTAAAAAACTCAATCAGTCTATTGGTATCTATTTAGAATCATTCTAAATATCTGAAATTTAATTCTTTTTGTGGGCAAGGTATTGCGGTTATCAACCTAATGACTAATTTTGCCTAACAAATCGAAATAATCATGACAATCAAAGAACAATTCAACAAAGAGTGGGAAAAGTATTCTGTACTTAAAGACCCAATTCAAAAAGAAACGGCAGAATTTTTCTATCGTTTGGGCGCAATGAACCAAGATTTAAGATGTGCCAAAGAAATCGAATCTATTATTAACCGCATTCAAAAAGAACATGGAAACTAACGAACTACACCATTGGAAGAAGTTTACTGACCCAAGATTCATTGGTTCACATGACTTCCAACCGAATCAGGAACTAAAAGTAGTATTTGAATCGGTATCAAATGAAATGATTGAACTATTCAACGGAACGAAAAACGAAACTAAATCGTGCATCGTGGCTCGTTTCAAAGGTGCTAAGAAACCTTTGCTATTGAACAACACTAACTGCAAGATAATTGAACGCAACCTAAACACTCCATTTGTTGAGCAATGGGCAGGTAAATCAATTACATTGTACGTTGTTAGGGTTAGGGCATTTGGAACTTTAGTTGATGCAGTACGTGTTAAATCTGAAACGAAATGAGCAACCACAACCCAAACGACATATTTGACCCAAAACGATACGGGTTGATTACTGGCAGTAGAGTATCAGTTCTATTTCCAATACGTTCTGCCGAAGTAGGGCAGAAACAATACGCAAAAGAATTGGCGAATAATATGTATTTCCGATTCTATGACAACCAAAGTACTTGGCAGACTGAACATGGTAATTTATGCGAATCTACTGCATTTGAATACTACCAATCTAAATACGATAGCACCGCAACCTATCAACCACCTTTTATGTGTGTAGATGATTTCGGTGGTCAAGCAGATTGTATTTGCGAATCGTATGGCGTAGACTTTAAATGCCCTACCACATTAAAAGGTTGGTTAGACTACCTACACGAAGGAATTAGCAAAGAACAATATCATCAAGCACAAATGTATATGATGTTGTATAATCGTGAGCAATGGAAGGTCGTTGCGTTCTTGATGGAAACGGATAGAATGAGCAACAACGGTGAACAGTACCCAGTAGATTACAATCAACGCTGCATCATCACAACCGTTGACAAAGACCCTGAATGGGAAGTGAAATTAAAAGAAACCGCACCATATGTAATCGGGTGGAGAGATTATTATTATGAACTATTAATTAAAACTTTTGGAACGAAATGAAAAACAAACTAAAATCAATCGTATTACGCATCTTGTACGGAACTATTGAACCGATTGGGCAAGATGTATCACAACCAATGTCATGTCGTGTTACAATGCCTGAAAATCGGGCTAAATTGAACATTATCAGTCTTTATGAGAACTTACCTAATTATTAAAAAAAATGAAACAATTTGACTTATTCAGCGTATTGGGTGCTGCTTTCAACCCAAGTAAAGAAATTGAAGCCTTTTTTAACACGAACAACACACTTAAACACGACTTGCCGAAAGAAAATGAAACGGTAAAATGTCAGCAAGATATTGTGTTAAACCTATTTCAAACCAGTTATCACAAATGGACTGCATCACTTGTTTGGGAACAGTTACTATCTACCGACAAGATTCATCAACTGACACCATTAACATCAATCAGACGTGCCATATCGAATCTGCAACGTGCAGGCTATCTTGAAAAAGAAAACGAAACACGAATGGGAATGTATGGCAAGAATGAACATTATTACAAACTAATCAAATAAAAAAATGAAAGTACAAAGAATCAGAACGCACAAAGTTAATCACGAGGTAGTCCCTAAAATTATAACCGATGCAGCACAGTTAATACCGCATTGCGCTGAATTATTCACTATCACACCACAGTCAATTTATAGTCAATTAAGACTAATTGAAATCGTGGCAATCAGACACAGTATAATGTGGATTTGTAGACGTAAATTGAAAATGACACAATCGTCAATAGGAAGGCAATTAGGTCGTGACCATTCAACGGTAATTCATGCGGTGAGGTCGGTAGATAATTGGATTGAAATGTCTAAACACTACCCAGAACAAATGAACATATTTAACCACATCATCAGTCATTGTATCTTTACGGAAGGGGTTAGTCGGGTTAAATCGGTTCAGTATCTTAAAACAACCATGCAGCATTTACAAGCAGAATTGAATAGGTTGGAAGTAATAACAACAGTAGAAAATGGAATATAGAGAATTTATAGAATCGAAAAAACACTCTATTGGTGAGTTTGGGTTTAATTTTAACTTCATTCCTGATATGGCTTTTGACTTTCAAAGATACATCATTGAAAAAACGGTCAAAAAGGGACGTATGGCAATCTTCGCGGATACGGGATTGGGTAAGACATTAATACAGATTTCGATAGCCAAAAACATTGTCAACGAAACGAATAAGAAGGTATTAATACTTACACCGTTAGCGGTTGCATTTCAGTTTATTTTAGAAGCCGAGAAGTTGGGTGTTGATGACATTGAATATTCAAAGGATGGGAAACACACTAAGAAGATAGTAATATGCAACTATGAACGTTTGCACTACTTTAATGAAAGTGATTTTGTCGGGGTAATATTGGATGAATCTTCCATACTTAAAAACTTTGACGGCAAAATAAAAGGTCAAGTAACTGCATTTGTAAAAAAGATTCCTTATAGATTTCTAAGTACTGCAACACCAAGTCCAAATGATTTTATTGAATTGGGTACAAGTTCGGAAGCATTGGGTTACATGGGCTATATGGATATGTTAGGTAAGTTCTTTAAGAATAACCAAAATAGTGTAGATTCCAATAATCGAAACATAGGTGAAAAGTTCTACCTAAAACCACACGCTGAAAATGATTTCTTTGCATGGGTTAATCAATGGGCTATTATGGTAAAAATGCCAAGTGATATCGGATTTTCAAATGAACGTTATAATTTGCCTGAATTGATAGTGAATAAACACATCGTAAAGAATCAGAGTTTAATTGACATAAATGGTCAGGTTCAATTATTTACACCTATGGCAAAGTCAATGACAGAGGTAAGATTTGAACAGAAACAAACCGAAGAAAAAAGATGTCAAAAGGCTATTGAATTAGCAAATGGTAAAACCTCTGTATATTGGTGTAATACCAATAACGAAAGTAGTATATTGAAAGATTCTGATAGGGATGCAGTTGAGATTATAGGCAGCCAGTCAATAGACAAGAAAGAGGAAATACTATTAGCTTTTGCAAATGGTGAAATAAAAAGACTAATCACAAAGGCAAAGATGACTTCAATGGGGTTGAATTGGCAACACTGCAATCATTCTGTATTCTTTCCTACATGGTCTTATGAGCAATACTACCAAGCAATTAGACGCTTTTGGAGATTTGGGCAGACAAAAGACGTAACTATTGACATGGTTATTTCAGACGGGCAAACACGGGTTATTGAAGCCCTACAACAGAAAACACAAAAGGCAATCCAACTACATAAAAACTTAACGGAAAACATTAATAAATCCTTTGAACACAAAACGAAACAATTTAACAAAGAAGTATTAAAACCTAATTTTATATAAAATGGAAAACAAAGTAAAAGACCAATTACACACTGACCAATTCAGTATTTACAATTCAGATTGTATGTTAGTAATGCCAAACCTACCAAATGAGAGTATTGACCTTTCAGTTTATTCACCTCCATTTGCAGGGCTTTATAATTATTCGAGTTCTGAACACGATTTTAGTAACTGCGAATCAAAGGAACAGTTTTTAGAACAGTACGAATATTTAATTGCTGAAATTGCAAGAGTAACAAAGACTGGTAGAATTAGTGCCGTGCATTGTACAGATATATTCGACAATACTTGTAGGCTTTGGGATTTCCCGAATGAAATAATTAGACTACATCAAAAGTATGGGTTTGAATACCGCAATCGTATAACCATTTGGAAAGAGCCATTAAAGGTAAGAATGCGCACAATGGTGCAAAGTTTAATGCACAAATTTATCGTAGAAGATAGCACAAAATGCTTTACCGCAATGCCTGATTATGTGTTAGTTTTTACGAAAAAAGGTGAAAACAAAGTGCCAGTAACACACCCGTTTGGAATCAACCATTATGCAGGTGAAATACCAATTTTACCAAACATATTACGTGCATGGAATAACGCTAACAATACAAACCTAAATGAAGTTGAATTGTGGGAGTATTTAAACCGTGTGAATGAAGATGACAAAATAACAAAGTTGAATCATTACATTTGGCAGAGGTACGCATCGAGTGTGTGGGATGACATAAGGATAGACAATGTTTTGCCGTTTAGAGATAGCAAAGAAGAAGACGACGAAAAGCACGTACACCCTTTGCAGTTAGACGTTATTGACCGTATCATTGAACTTTATAGCAACCCTGATGAGGTAGTGTTAACGCCTTTTATGGGTGTAGGTAGTGAGGTTTATTCACCCGTTTCAATGGGTAGAAAAGCGATAGGTATAGAGTTGAAAGATAGCTATTATAAACAAGCTATATTGAACCTTAAAGAAGCAGAAAAGAGGTTTAATAATTCTAAGGTGAAACAAAATGCACTTTTATAACAACGTTTCAACAATTTAAAACCGAGTTAACCTAATCACTATATTTGCATTACTCAAAGTGGATTTTGAGATGAAACATAACTTTAACAATATAGCCCTGATCTTCAACGCCTGCACCGTTCTAATCGTGCATAATCCACCGTTGTTGTGTTGGGGCTTTTATATTTTGTTATGAAAGACAGTTACTATTTTTCACACGATTACAATGCTCGTAATGACGAAAAGATTAAGAAGTTAATCCGTATTCATGGATGGACTGGATATGGTTTATTTTGGGCTATTATTGAAGAACTTTACAATAATGCGAACGCATTGCAATCGGATTACGAAGGCATTGCATTTGAATTGCGAACGGATAAAGATTGTATTCATTCGATATTAAATGACTTTGATTTGTTTGTGCATGATGGTGACAAGTTTGGTTCACTATCAGTTCAAAGAAGATTAGATGAAAAGGATATTAAGTCAAAAAAGGCATCAATAAATGCCCGTAAACGTTGGGATAATTACGAACGCAATGCCATCGCAATGCCATCGCATGAAGTTGGCAATGCTTTAAAGGAAATAAAGGATATAAAGGAAAGTAAAGAAAGTGTTGTAACAACACCACCGCACCCTTTGGTTAAATGGTTAGCTGAAAACTGCAAAGAAGTAACTAAAATGAAGAAACCACTAACCAATGATGAAGCTACTAATTTAGTGGCAGAATTTACCAAAGAAGAAATAAAGGAAACATTCATGAACATGGAGAACTACAAACCATTACAAACTAAATCTATATCAGCCTATTTAACGTGCAAGAAATGGATAACAAAAGACCGTAAAGAAAAAGGCGGTAAAATGCCAGTAGGTAATGTAATGTGGCCAATAACGCAATAAAGATAAAATTATGAAGTATTTAAGATTTTCAGAAGTAGAGGTATTTGAGTTTAGCCTTAGTCGTTCAAAAAATGTTTGTATTAAATTTATAACAAAATCAGACAATGTGTACTATAAATACTTTGAATCAGAAGAATCAAGGCAGAAATGGTATGACAAGTTCAGTAAATTAGATTTTAACAACATGGTATTAGTTGATTTAAGCACGATTTTATGATACAAGTAAGTCAAATATCATCTCAATTACAAGACCTTAGGACATACGGTGTACGTGGTATTCTTTCAACTGGTTCGTGGCAGTTAGATAACCATGTGAAATTAAAAAAGGGCTATCCTTGGTTCATTGGTGGTCAACCACATTCAGGAAAGACAGAAGTAGCAATGGAACTACTTTTGAAATGGTCTAAACTATACGGTTGGAAACATTACTGTTATTTTGGTGAGGGTGGTGATGTTCATGAGATAGTAGCTGACCTTTGTGCTAAGTTTACGGGCAAGTCATTTGTGATTGGTGGTCATAATTCAATGAGTGAATCAGAACGGACTTATGCCGAGCAGTTTATTTCAGAGCATTTCTATTTTGCAGACCCTGATAAAGATTTTAGTTATGAATCATTCATCCTGAATGTAGAAGTAGCTGAACGAGAATTAGGGATTAAATTCGATACAACACTGATCGACCCGTTTAATGACCTTGATTATGACCTGACTAAATATCCGAACATCACCTATTGGCTCAAAGACGTTTTGAAGGCAGTCAGGGTTAATTCAAAGAAGAACAAACGGGTTGATATTATCGTGGTACACGTGGCAGACGTACCAGCAGTAAAACACCCTGAAACGGGGATGATGTATCACCCGCCCGCATTACCTTCGCAATGGGAAGGCGGTAAGATTTGGTGGCGTAGGGCTTTTGTCATGGTGTTGGTTTATAAGAATTACAACGGACACACCGAACTATACATTCAAAAGGCAAAACCGAAAAGCGTTAAGATGTATCCTGATGATAGGCAGTTAATATGTACTTGGGAATGGCAATGGAAAGAGAATAGGTATTATGAGAATGCAGGCGGTGAAAGGTTGGCGATATTAGCCGACAAGATGAAATCATATAAACCAACCGTAACCCAACCCGAAGAAGAACCACCTTTTTAATTTAGAATCATTCTAATCACAATAAATCCAAACAGACAAATTAAATTTGAAGAAATGAGAAGAGAAACCAAAACCGCAACACCACCACGAGGTGTATTTAAAGATTCCGAATTTGTAACGATATTCAAAGGTGTCACAAGATACGTTCACCCGATTCATGGTTATGTATGGTATTGCGCCCGTGTTGGTGGCAAATCAGAATCATGGCATGACACCGAAATAGAAGCAGCACGACAAGTTGATAGAATAAGAATAGGTAAGGGTTTAGAACCCGTAAATACATTTAGACCTAAATTAAGCGATTTAAAGGGTTAAGGTATATCAACGTATCAAAACAAAAAGAAAGTGCGTAATTTAACGCTACTGTAAAGTAAAAAACGAAACATTATGAGCAATATAACAACACAGAAACTACAAACTTCATTTATTGGTATAGGTGAAGTAAAAGGAATGCAATTCAATTTAGAGTTAGAACATCCTATTTATTACATTTACAAAGTGACCGATGAAGGCAAAATACACTACGAACTATTTGAAAGAAAAATATCGGCAATTTGTATTGACTTTGCGAAAAGGATTTATAGCGCAACTGAATACAAAGAAGTTTATCCGAAAGCAAATGATTTTGGTGTATGGGCATGGACTTATTCAGACGTAACTGATGCTTATGATAAGATTATGGATTTATTAGAAGCAGCCGAAATTAAAGAACTATCAAAATAACAACCACAATGAACAGAGAAGAAACAATTAAAGTCATTCAGGACTACACAGAGTATTTTAACAAAGCCAAAGAACAAGGTCGAGAAGTAAACGTATTTGATTATGTTGATAGCCTTGAGATGAATAAAGAGAAGGCGATAGATATATTAGAGAGATGGTTAGACCCAGACAATTTTGGGAAAACTGTTGTAGGGAAAACTATTCAATTCGCAATCGACTACATGAAGTCTTCACAGGATGAGGGTGAGGTGATCGGATGGGTGAATTATTATAAAACTCAATGTATTACAAAGAGTGTAATTCATTTGACAGTACAAGCTGCAAGAAGTTGTGCTATTTCAGATAATGCTATCCAAATCCCAATAAGGAAACCGAAGAAATGAAAACAAAACACATCTACATCGTTACCCTTATAGAGGATAACGGAGAACGAATTTTATTTGCCACACATAACCTGATTTATGCTAAAAATCGGTGTGAAAAGGCAAATAAGATGATTGAGAAGTGGCAGGATTATTTTGATACTCAATCAACATTTAAAGGTCTTGAAATGGATTGGTTTGAGCATTGTAATATGAGGAATTGGCAATGGCAAGAAGCCCGCAAAGCCGTAATAGTTAAAACAGAATTAAGATGACAAATAAGACTTATAGATACACGGTTGATAAGGTAGTGTATAATCATTACTTGAATGGTTTAATGTGTTATGATAATAATCATATATTTTACGTTGACCAATCTAATAAAGTCAAAGTCGGGGATAAGATTGAAATAACCTATAGTGCATCATCTAATTACGCAACACCGACGGAAATTATAATTAATGAAATTAGGGTATTATGAACCTATCCGACACCGAATCAATCAAACACATTCAAAACAAATTGGATTTAAAGCGTATGTTTGAAATAGAAAAGCGAGCCGTAATATCCGAAACTGAACTTGAAGCGGTCTATATAAAGCAAGTGACTGGCAAACAAGACACCGCAAAGATTAGGTCAATCATTGAATCCTTCAACGAATTACGATGGGAGATGAACCGATACCGTGCTATGTACTTAAACGAACTTGACATCAGATTATCTGATAAAGAAAGATACGAATTGAGAATAACGGAATTAGAAAGACAAATCAATATTGAAACATTATAGCCTATTTTTGACTTAATATTGAAACATTATGACACGCATACCATTAACCGAACCACCACCACCAGTATCAATTAAAGTAAGTGCTATCTATATGGGCATTGATTACCCTAACCTGATACAAGGTCAGGAATATAAACTATCTTTGACCTATGACTTTGAAACCACATGGATAGTAACAACTAATAAGGATGATGTTGTATTGACCGTGTCAGGGTTGTATGACCTATGTACTAACTTCACTCAAATATGTAAATTATAAAATCATGAAAAAAATAGTATTAATTTTAGCCGTATTATCGGCATTTAGTTGTTCTGAAAAAGAACCCCAACCATGTAATTGCGGTATAGTTGCTAATGATGGTATTGATGGAAATTGCCATTGGATTGAAATTAGGAATAATTGTTCAGGCAATAAAAAGATATTCTGCATTGATGAAGACAAATGGATGAATGCTCATGTCGGAACAGAATTTTGTATTACTAATATTAATAGTTGGTAACAAATGAAACGCTATCAATTTGAAGAACTAATCGCATCCCTATCAATCATTATTGCCCTACTATCCTATGAGTTTGAAGTGTGGTGGTTGTTTGTTGTGTTTTTAATCAAGAGTATCTTTGATTTTTATTGCGCTATTAAAGCAGCGTATGATGAAGCAATGAAAGAAATAAAAGAATAATATGAACGAACAGAATCAAAACCATATCGTTGAACCCACCAAAAAGGTTAGTAGTATTGAATGGTTGGAACAAGAGTTAAAAAAAATTCCATTTGTAAATGTGCTTGAGGTATTTGAACAAGCAAAAGCAATGCACAAGGATGAGATAATAAATGCTATGTCCTTAGCGTTTATGGATGGCGCAAAGATTGGGGCTATTAACTATACATCACCATATAAAGATTGGCAACAATACTACAACGAAACATTTCAATAATGAACGAACAGAATCAAAGAACAATAGACAAAGCCGAATCAATCCTAAAGGAGATGAGAATTGGAATCAGTAAGTACACGATAAAGAAAGGTGAGATAGAAGTGAATATAACCATTACATCAAATCACTACATCGAAACGGGTAAGGTCATCAAGGAACTAATCAAAGCAGTAAACGACCAAGCAGAAGCAACAAAGAAGTACTTTGAGTTGTATGGGCAGTGTATAGCCGATAAGGTATAATAAAACATAATAACAATATGACAAGACAATGCAATTATATTAAAGTAGGGGGGTGTAGTATAACATTTGCGTATAAAGTATAGCAAACGTATGGTGCCCCCCTCTATC